CTAACGGCCGGCCGGCGTTTTTGCCGAAATGAGCAATGCGGGGTAAACTGGTTGGGATGATTTACTGTTAAACGGCGCCGTTTTGCCAAATTTGATCTCATCCACTTCGCGTTGAAGCAGCACCATTTGATCTTCGAGCAGCTTGATGCGCATGTTGTAAATGCGTTCCTCCGTTTTTTGCGTGGTGCTGATGTCGCGGATATCACTGCGCAGGCCAAAGTAAGTTGTCATCACCGACGCGACCATACTGGCAGTACCCATGATGGTAACCGCCAGGTTCCTTATCGTGATTCCTTTTAATTCACGGTGTTCAATCGCGGTCATGTATCTGTCTGTTAATTAGTTACTTGGTTGGTTAACGTAAAAAGGTTTGGGAGAAGCGCCTAAATGACCGCAGAACGGTTTAACTATTAGGCAGGTGTGATCATTTTGGCCGGGGTAAAAAAGTTTTTGCCCAGATAGGACAAGCCCGCTGCAGCGGCAACGCCGCCAATTGTTTTCCAATCGAACGAAAAGGAACCGGCACGGATGGCGCTTTCAATACCAGTGATCGCCGCGCCGCCGGCTGAAACCAGCAAGCCCTTGCCGAGGTCGGCCAGGTTTAAGGAGAATAGGGGTGAAGTTTTCATATGTATTAGTTTGATTTTGAGTAAGAGTTTATATGTAGTATTCTGAAATTTTGGGCAACCTTAGTTTCCACAGCAGATATAAACATCATTTGTGATATTAAGCTGTATTTCCTCCCCGCCAACTAAGATGGATTTAAAACAGCGGGCTAAAATCACACAGTTACAAGACGGCCTGAATAAGTGTGAACGGCGGGTTCTTGAATGCTAAAGACAGGGTAATTGAAAAGGTAATACATATAGCCTTACAAAATATAACCATAATGAACGATAATAGCTTTTTCTTACAATCTTTATGGATTAGTAAGTGCGAAGCCGTTTGAATTGAGCGTGGCTGGTGACGTTAGGGTATAAGTCCCTTTTACCGATACATTTCCTAAAAGCGTTTTGACCCCCGATCCATTTAAAGTCAGATTCTTATAACCCGGTGACGTAGTATCAGACGGAGCTGTGATATTCTGAGCGCCGGCCGCTCCATATATAAATGTGTTTGTCGCTTGATTGCAGTACAATTTCCCCGTCTGCATAGGCTCCTGTGTATTTGCATAAAAGAAAATCCCATTGTTGATAAATACAGAGAAAGCACTATCGCCATTCAATATTCCGGTATTGGTTATGATACTACCTCCGCTGGTAAATGTTACCGTTATCGCCCCACTTATTAAATACTCACAGGCTGATAACCCACCATTAAAGGCTGAAAAACTTACGAATTGGCTATTAGTTGAAAATTTCCATATCCCGGTTCCCGTATAGCAAGCAGAGGCATGTATATCCATTCCACCCGTGAACTCTACATTAGCATTCCCTGTTCGTAAATCAAACCCGGTTGTAATACCAGTACCGATCTCTGCAAAACCACTGAAGAGTATACTTGAAAAAGAAGTGGTGAAAAAATCACCGTTATTAGTAAATGTACCCGCCACTGAAAGATTATTACCACTACAATCAAATACTCCGTTATTTGTCATATTGTACGAAAGGGTGGTATTTGAGCCGAGTTTTTTTGTTCCTGTACCGGATATGACTAACCCGGCATAAGAAGAATAAGGCAGAGTTAGAGCTCCATTGAACATATACCCTAATGTAGATGTAGAAGTTGAGGCATAGTTAAACACCCCGGTACTCATAGGCGTCGCACTATTTCCTAAATACAAAATTCCGGTGTTGTTTAATGTGGATCCTGATGAAGTACCGTTTATCGTACCATTTACTGGAACAGATGAGTTACCTGCCCATGTTAAGGTTATTGCTCCACTAATAACTATATTAGCACTCCAGGAACCGCCTAAATACGCAGAGAAATTGGCAGTTTGATTATTAGTTGAAAAGCTAAATGTGCCCGATCCTGTAATAAATTGGAAAGTGTGGACCTGAAAACCGCCTCTGAATTCGATGTTAGTATTCCCAATACTTAAATCTGTATTGCCTTCAAAATCTACATTTCCAACAAATAAAATGCTACCTGTAGATGAGTTTTTTGAAAAGAGGAATTGTCCAACTGTGCCTATTGTCGATGTTCCGTTAACTATTAAATTATAAGCCCCAACCTCGTAATTACTCTGCTGACTGAAATTGCCGCCAATAGTAATATCTGTAACCTGATATTTTTTCCCGTTTTGAGTGGTCAAGTGATGATATGGAATATTTAATAGGAATTGGTCCATACTCCCATTGTAGATAACCGTCGAAAAGCTTCCGGCGTTGAAGTTGGCAGCTGGAACAAGATTATTGTATCCGTTTAAAATTAAATTGTTGGATTGTAAAGAAAGGTCCAAATATCCACTTCCGCTAACTTGCAGATCATTGTTTATTGTAATGGAGAAAGCAGAAAGAGCGGCCCCCTGAAGTTTGCCAGAGATATACATATTATTCACCGCTATATTGCTGTCCATGGTGATAATGTGATTTATATAAACGGTGTCGCCAAGTTGAGGGATTAAAATAAGTTTCCTGTCTAATGCATTCGACATCCATGTGTTGGGATTACTCCAATTTCCATCTGCCACAGAATACCACACATTTGCCTTACGGGCCATGAACAGGCCAAAGGGAGCCGTTGAAATAACTGAGACTTCGTACATGATCAGAAATTTCTTTGTTTAGCCATTACATAAACTGCGGCGGAAGTAAGCGCGGTGTTCGCTACGGAGATAGCTACGCCGCTTTCCAGGGTCATAACGCGGTTGCCGGCCAGGTCAAGGTCGAACAACTGGGGCGCCAGCGCGGCCAGCGAGCCAGCAGAGGTTGTACCATTATTGCCGGCGTTGCCGGCTACCTGCACCTGCACTATTTTGTTTTGCGCAGTAGAGGTTGACCCCACATACACATCAAAGTTTACTGCGGAACTACCCAGGTTGCGGAAGATGAGGTCGGTTATCACGCTGGCGTTGGTGCTGCCGGTTGTTACCTGGGTAACGGTATTAGCGGCCGTTCCGGATGCGATATTAACCGCAGGATAGCTTTGCGTTAAAGTGGCAAATGAGGTGGTATTTGATGAACTGGTCATAGTTTTGAGTTAGTGATTTAGTGAGTTATTGAGTTGTGATTTTTCCTTTCACCTTTCACCTTTTTCCTTTCGCCTTTTTATAGCGTTGTTTGGTAAAAGTTGTATGAAAGAGCGGTGGAACCACCTGACGGAGGATTGATCCATCCTGCATCGTAGCTGGTATTGGAGTTTTTGGCCAGTACCTGCCCGGTTGTTCCGCCGGAGGGGAGCACTTTGCCCGTTATGGAGTTGATCTGCGCCTGCAGCTTGCCGAAAGCGGATAAAATGCTATCAGTTGCAGTAATGGCCGACGCAGTGCCAAAACTGATGCCGGTTAATACGGCCGCCAAAACCCGGGCTACGGTAAAATACAGGTTGGTGGTTCCTTCGGGCACCGCATCGGTACTACCCGGGGAAGCGACGAGCTGTATATAAGTGGAGCCGCTCCAGCGGTATTCGTAATTGGTATCCTGTGCAATGTAGATGATGTTGGTTGCGCCGGTGCCGGGAAATGCTGCCAGGTTAGCAAACTCCTGCACTTCGTCAACGTAAGCAGGCAACTGGGCAGGCGGTACCCTGCCGCTGCTATCAAGGCTGGGGTAGCCGTTTGGCTGTGCTTTGTTAGCAGTGTTTTCGGGCGTAAAACCAAGCGAATTTTGTTTAGCAGCCAGGGCCGATGCCAGGTTCGCATTGTCGGCTGGCAAGCCTGTTAGGTTAGCGAAAGAGTTATCCTGCCAGATGGTATTATAGTCGGTATTATCAAATTTAGCCAACACCTGGCCGGTGGTACCGGCGCCGGGGACGCCGATACCTAATAATGATAAGCCAGTACCCCAAACACCGCCGGTTTTAGGGCCAAAAAGCATATAGCTGGAGGTATTGATGTAAAAATTACCGTTAACCCCGGTGGAAGTGTTGGAGGGATTCGTAGTACCGAAAAGGATAGTGTTGCCGTTGGTCCCGTTTGTGCCATTGGTACCCGGGGTGCCCTGCGGCCCCTGGGGCCCGGTCGCCATTGAAAATACCTGCGACCAGGCCCCTGCAGTTTTTTGATAAAAGATGCCCGTATGGGTATCGATATAGCTGTCTGAATTTTTGCCGATGGAGGTTCCCGGAACTCCCGATCCATAGAGCATGGCGCCGTCGGCGCCGTTGGCTGCTGAGATGGTGTATACGACCGCCCAGGTGCCGGAAACTTTTTGCGCGAATGAACCGGCTGATGTGTTTACAAAAACATCGCCGTTATTGCCCGTGGTGTTTTGCGGCAGCGTTGTACCGAACGAGATTTTGGCCCCTGTGGTAAGGTTAGCCTCCAAAAACTGAAGCAGCAGGGTAAATGTGTATTGATAGTCGGTACCGCTATCAACCAATACCGAGACATCCGACGCGTTGATGGCGGTGGCTACCGGAAGTTCGCTTATTTTTTTATCAGTTGGCATTAACTAGGATTTTTCGCTTTTTTTAATTTGTTTTTTATTGGCGCTCAAGAAGGCTCCGCCGTTTTTAAGATTTGATTGATTTTAAGATTATGGCGGACGGCAAACTACCTGATCAATTCATGAACTCGGTGATGGGCAGGTAGACATCGGCTCCAGTAGGATCATAGCCGGATGAAAAGTTGAAATTTGTCCGGTCGATGCTTCGGATGCGGGGGCCGGATTGTCGGCTGCTTTTGTTTTTGCCGTTGTATTGCCATAGCGGGAAGTCGGCTTTGTTATCCCACAAAAACTTCTCCACTTCATTAGCGTGGGCGTTGGCTACGCTGCGTTGCTGTTGTACCAGCTTTACAATATCTTTAGGTGCGACCGCGTCGGCGTTGTCATGATGTTTTAAAACAGGGCCGGTGGCGGTGTAATGCACGGCATCTGCTTCTATAAACCTGGCGAAAGTAAAATAGACCAGGGTAGGCAACAGCCCCTCGTACAAAACAATGTGGCCGTATTTGTCCAGGTATTCGCTGCCATTTAAAAGATCTTTGTAAGGTTGCGGGGCTGAGTCCTGCAGGGTGCCATCTGAGTTGAAGTACTGCATAAAATCGTAGAATAGCGCATGGCCCAGGAAAGGCTTCAAGTCGAGGTCCTGCGCTTTTTTGATAAAAACATTCAGGCGCTCAGGTTTGATGTTTACGGAGATGTCCTCGTAATTCTGGAAGGTGGAGGGGTTGATGAGATATATGGCGTTCATGGGGGGGTGATTAAGTTGGATTGAGTTGATTAAGTTAAGTAGGTTAGTTTTATTTAAGTTGAATGTTATAACTCAATCAACTTAATCCAACCTAACCAACCAATTAACTAACAAGGCACATCGCCTCTGCCTCTGCTTGTTTAAAGCCGTAGGCATAAACTAAGGTGGCTACTTTGTTTTCGGCGGGGATTGCGGCAAGGAGTAATTGGTTGATGCTGGCGCCGGCTTTTATGCCTGCTATATCGTCGGCGATGGTGGCGGGCACCTGCAGGATATTCCAGTTACCGGCCGGGTTGATCTTCGTGTAGAAATGGCTGAAGATCTCAGCGAAGGTTTCGGAAAGTTCGAGCCTGTCGGGCGCGGTATTGTCGTTAAACTCGCGGATCGCTTCTTTCTTTTCGCTGCCGTTGCTGAGGCCCGAGGAGTTTTCGGGATTGATTAGTTCTTTCGGAACAGAAAAACCTTTAATGATGCGCGCCTCCACCGATTTTTCAGTCGTCTCAAATAATTTGTCGTTATTCTGGATAGAGTAGGGCTTAAATTCAGGCTTTGAGTTTTCGTCCTCATACTCAATCACGATGATCTTTTGTGCACTTTTTGCGCCCTGGAACGATCCAAGATCTTTTTCAAGCTGTGATGGGACATTTGTGTAGGGCAGGTCGGCGCCTTCAGGTTGGCTGTTATCAGCCTCTTCGCGCCTGGACTGCATAAAAAGCATCGTCGAAGGCAGGAAGCCGGTGGTGACTTCCCGGTTGTTGAATATCTTGATACCTGCTTCGGTTTCAAAGTCTTCCCAAACACTGTCGGCTTCTATCAGCGGGTAATCATCAACCTCCGGGTTAAAATAAAATAGCTGCCCTTTATATTTATCCCAGCCGCCGGCCGCCAGTACTTGTTTTTTGATGGATTGAGGGTTTGGGTCGTATCCGTCCAGGAAGGTGATCTTGCTGCGCATGATATTTTTCCAGGTTTTGCGGCCCCAATCTGAATATAACGCGAATTTCCCGGCAGTTGTCGCGTCGTCGGTATCGCCCATGCGAATATCCTCAAACTTGACATAACTTACGGATGCGACCTTATAATTGGCGTTATAGTTTACATGTATGCCAAATCCGGTGAACAAAGCTTTATCGGTAGCAATGGCCTTTAACAATTTAGCCAGCGTTAGCCCTTTAGCGTTAACCACGTGTTTGCCCAGGCCGGGCAATTCAAAACCGTTGCCGGCGATGAATTTTGCCCGTTTGTTCCAGCAATCCTTAGCGGTGGGCGAGGCGGCAACTAACTCGAGCATCCGCTGTGGGTAGGCATTGTCGACGTCGTAATTGAGTATGCCAAAAGTTTGATTGGGCCTTACAAAAATCCTTCGCTCAATTTGTGGTAAATAGGTCTTCATGGGTTTGTTGTAATGTTTGAATGTTGGAAGGGTGTAAAGTTGTTTGCCCCGGGTATGGCAGATGGGTCCCGTCTGTTGCTACCGACGAATCATGTTGCAATGTTTTAGAGTGATCGGGCTGAACAGTTTCATTTTCGGTTAACGTTGCAACATTACAACCTTCCAGCTTTTCAACAAATAACTCAGCGATATACGGATACTTTTCCAGGTACCACTCGACTTCTTCGTCACTCAGGTTTTCATTGGTATGAATGGCCGGCGAACGCGGGGCAAACTGGTGGCAGCCGGGTTTTAGTTTATATTTCTTGTTCATAATGCATCGTTCAAGGTTGATGGATCATAGTTCATGGTATGTTTAGTTCATGATCAATGTGCTATCAACCATGAACTATGAACCATTTGCTAGCTTGCTACCAAGGCTTCAATTGCGGCAATAGTGCTGCTATAAGTAGCCGGGCCGCTGGTTGGCGGGATGGATACCGCACGCGGTGGATATGGCTCGCGCAATTTATCCGGGTTGGTTAGTTTGAGCTTGTAGCCACCATCAACGGTTTCGTCGGCTGCGCTGCGTTCGGCATCGGTAAGGATGAGGCCGTTTACGGCACCGAAAAGTTCAATAGCGGAATCGCTGGAGCTGAAGTTGTTGACGGTGATGGCGCATACACGGCCATACCCCATAGCCATCAGCTGTGCTTTGATATCGACAGAAAAACCGGCGATGTTAAAATCGATCTCCTCGGTATACCGGGGGCCGACGGACGTTTTGGCGAGCTTGGACGATGTGTTAAAACTATTGTTGGTGCCGTCGAATTTATAAATATGGGCACCGGTTGCAGCAGTTAAACCGGTTACGATAAGTGGGTTGGTGGTATCGTAAGTGAGGGTGATATCGCCCTGGTTAAAGATGTAGATCACATCCTCGATGCCGGCGGTTACGGGGGCATCAGTACCTAAACTGAAGCCTGCGTTTATTTTATTGTAAATGGACATTGGAATTAATTTAACCCCCTGGCCCCCTAAAGGGGGTGAAGGAAGTATGGTTTGAAATTTGATTAATATGGAGAACAATTTACACCCCCTTTAGGGGGCTTGGGGTTTAAGCTGACAGGTAAAAAAGCTCGTTGGCAAACTTGAAGTTTACGGCGGCTTTCATGCGCGCTTTCATGCGGACAACGTTGTCGTTGGTGTAGGGCTTCATGTAAACGGTGGAGAGTTCGGAAGCATCGCCCAACAGGTCCACGCCCAGGAACAGGTTTGATGAACGGGCGCCCAGGATGGTATTTGCCTGCCAGTGATTCATGATCTGCAGCGCCAAACCAAGGTAGTCCATCTTTTTTACATCGGTAAAGGCATTGATAACGTTGAGCGCTTTGTTGGCCTGTGCCTGGGCATAAGCGTAGCCGATATGCAGCGGGATTTGCAGGTTGAAATCGTCCTGGATGCGATCGGCCGGGTCGAGCTGTGAATAAACGCTGCCTAAAACGGATAGCACATTGCTCACATTGATGTAGCTTATGGTAGCTGCTGTGGCTGTGCCGCTGAACGAGGCAGCCAGGCGGCTGTTGATCTCGTTGTAGTTGCGCACCAGTTTAAAGGAGGTTGCATTTACCACTTGTATAAAGTACGATTGTCCCTGGATAGGAATGCCCGGCGCGCCGTTGGTAATATCCTTACTTGTACCGGTTACTGCAGTTACTGTCACTACGTCGCCGTCTGCTAAGGTTGAAGTATCGCTAACGGTTACCACACCGTTTATATCAACGCCGGTAGCGGTCATTGAAGTTGCAGGTTTTGCCAGGCTCACTTTGTAAACTCCTGATGCAGTGGCGATACTGGGTAAAAGCCCGGTAAAGCCAGCCGTAAACGTTGCTTCCTTTGTGGATCCTTTGCCCAGCCAGTACAGGCGCTCATTGGCGATCTGGATTTTGGTGAGATAACGCTGCACCATAAAGTCGGACAGGTCGACAACGCCTTCATAATCCAGAAATGCGCCGGGCTTTAAACTTTGGGCTTCCCATGATTGGATCAGTTTATCCCATTGTTCCTGTTTCATAAATTCGTAAACTACGGGGTCCAGGTAGCTTTCGGTTTGCAGCGCGGTTGTGCCCTGGTCGTGGAAAGTGCCCGAAGGGTCCTGCAAAACCACGTCGTCATCCACATCAAGGATGATCTTGCGCGATTTTACGTCATTAATAACGGTCAGTAGTCCACGCTTAACGGAATCGGCTTCCAAAAGCGTGCTGGCCATAAACCCAGCCAGCGCTTCGCCGGCATAGGTGTTGTTTGTAAAGGTGAATTGAGCCATTTGAGTTTTTTTGGGTGTAATTATTTAATTGGTTTAGTAGCAGTGGTGAGTGGCAGTAGCAGTCAGGGTTTAGGAATAAACTACTGCAACTGCTACTTAACACTGCCACTTATTTAGCGACCGCTTTCCTCACTGCATTTTGGGCCAGCGGTGTTTGCGGGGCGAAGAAGGGAATCGGTTCAGATTTTGCTTTGCTGCTGCGTTTGGAGCCTTCGGGGGTAAAGTCGGATTTGATCTCGTTTTTTACTTCTTCACGGGTTTTCTCCAGGCGCAGGCTCGCTGCCTCAAGTGCTTCCCGCGCTTCAGCCAGCAGCGCGTTTTGTGCGTGTAGTTTTGCTTTGATGTGCTGCAGGCGATTTTGCACGTCCATCGGCTTTTTTGATTTTAATTTGTCCGAAGGGATGGCGTCATCGTCATCATAGGCGTCCTGATCGGCATCGGGTTCAGCATCCGGGTCAGCGGGCGTCACTTTTTGCACTTTACCGCTTTGCACCGCAATCTTGCTTCCGCCGGCTGTGGTGTAGCAATCGCTGGCCGCTGGGGTGCTCATGTCTTCATCGTTGTAAACTTCGGTGCCTTCATCCAGTTCGCCGGCATGGTGCAGGATGCCCTTGTCGGTAATTGTTTGTTTGTTCACTACCTTCTTAAAGAAGTTCATGATCTTATCCAAAACCGACGTGGTTCTTTCGATAAGTTCTTTGTTTTCAGTGTTCATGTTGCTTTTATTGGTTAAGATTTTGTTGATATAGCGTTTGTAAAATACCGGGGCGCTGCTTACATAATTTTGGATGAGGGCTTTGTTGGTGATGTCCGAAGTGTAATCTTCCACCTGGTCGATAAAGCCCAGATCGAGCGCCTGATCGGCGGATAACCAGGTGACGGAGTTGATCAAACTGTTAACGGTAACGCCGTCCAACCCGGTTTTGTCCATATAAATTTGTGCCAGGCGTGCCTGCACGGTGTTCAGCATCTGCACGTCCTTCAACAGTTCGTCGGCATTGCCGCCAGTACCTACCATCGGTTTGTGGATCATCAGCAAAGCATATTTGCTCATCACCACGCTTTTACCGGCCATGGCGACAATCGACGCTGCCGAAGCGGCAAGTGCATCAATATAGGTTGTGACGCTGCCGGGGTATTTTTTAAGCAGATCGTAAGTCGCGATAGCATCAAAAGCGCTGCCGCCAACTGAACTGATATGCACTTCCACATCCTGGCCGGCTGCGGCCTCCAGTTGTAATTGAACACTGGATGATGATAAGCTGCCGGAGCCAATGCAATCCGTGTCGGTGTCGTATAGATATATTTTGTAGCTCATAGTTTTTTTATAGTCCGGAAGTCGGAAAAGTCCGAAAGTCCGGAAGATGAATGGGTGATGAAGTTCTTTTAGTTTTTAAAGCCTATTTAGGCTCGGATAGGTGATCAATACAAATATCCGGAGTAGTGCCTAAAATGATGGTGACGGTGTTTCGTCAGCAATGTTTTTTATGCTGATTGGCATAGTTTGACATTGCATTTATGTCGGTTGGTAATTTATTTACTGGTTAAAACAAAGGTCGGGAGAATAATCGAAACTAATGGTGACAGTGTTTTGTCAGTATTATTTTTTTTGTGATTACACCGATTGATTTGATGATTACACTGATTTAATTCGACCATGCCTGCGATATAACAAAGGTCGGAAGAAGTTTTTAAACTAATGGTGACAGTGTTTTGTCAGTATTGCTTTTTTATGATTACACCGATTGATTTGATGATTACACTGATTTAATTCGACTTTGCCTGCGATATAACAAAGGTCGGAAGTTTTTTTTAAACTAATGGTGACAGTGTTTTGTCAGTATTATAATTTTGTGATTGCACCGATTTTAGATGGTGATTTCATCGATTTTAAATGCAGCAGCCTCTGACATAACAAAGGTCGGGAGAATAAATGAAAGTGATGGTGACAGTGTTTTGTCAGTGCTTTAATTTATTGGCCTGAAAACCCTGTTCCAGCGCACTTTATGAAAAAAATCCTTTGTTGAATCGGTGCTGAAAAAGTTGATCACTGCCTTGCCGATAATTCTGTCTTCGGGGGCATATCCCCAATACCGCGAATCCTCCGAATCATGGCGGTTATCGCCCATCATCCAGTAATAATCCATTTTAAAGGTGTAAGTATCTGCTTTTTTGCCATTGACCAGGATATTTTTACCTTCTACCTGCACTTTATTATGCTCATAGTCTTCAATCGCGCGACGGTATAGCGTTAAGGTAGAGTCGTTTAGCGCTATAGTCCAACCTTTTTTTGGCATTTTGATGGGGCCGAAGTTATCCAGGTTCCATTTGAAGTGCGGATCGTGCGGGAAAATTGTTTTATCCCAAGTTCCGACTGCTTGTATATCCGGCGTAACGCTTTTTACGTTCGAAAAAGACCTCAGCATTTCTGCACTTTGAACCGGCATCGTCATTTCGTAGGTATTTGGCCCGATCCCGATACTTGTGATATGCATATCCTCGAGCGCTCCTGGCCCCATCACTGACATATCAGCCACGACAACATAGGACGTTTGCGCTTTAGGGGCATTCCATGATGCTTTGCCGTTGATATATACCTGGCCGTTTACAATAGTCAAGATATCGCCGGGGGTAGCCTGGCAGCGTTTGATCAGCGTAGTGTCCTGGTCAACCGGTATTCCGTAGTCTATACCATTTGGTTTATTAAAAACCACAACGTCATATTTTTTTATGCTGGTAAAACCCGGTAGGCGGAAATAGGGAAGCTGTATAGCTTTAGAATAAGTGTTTACGCCAAACATCGTCGGCTCGGTAAAAGGTATGGATAACAATGTCATCGGCATGCGCGCCCCGTAGCTGCATTTGCTTACAAAAAGGTAGTCACCGGTAAGTTCACTTCCTTCCATTGAACCCGATGGAATAGCATAAGCCGAAAATAACAGGCCCCGGATAATAGTGGCCGCAACGACCGCGAAAATAACAGCGTCAACCCATTCGCGGAGTTTTGTCTTTTTTACTTTTGGCTTGTCTGATTTCTTTTTGCTGAGGAATTTCCAGTTCATGATAAACGGAGTTTATCAGCTTAGATGGGTTCGGGCGCAATTTGTTACACATTATTTAAATATTTTCTTCAAAGCTGTTTAATACCCGCCAAATGGTACGCTCATTCTTATCAAATTTTGCTTCAGCCTCCAGTACGGCCTGGTTTTTACTGATTCCGCGCGTTTTAATCTGCGCCGCTACCCAGAGGTATATTTCGCGATAAGTAAAAACCCTGGCGGTAATAAAACCGGCTTTATATAGGGCCGAGAATACGCCGTCTTCATACAGCGTGTTTGCGAGTTGGATATTCATTGATTTATTTGTAAAAGTTGTAATTGGTTGTAATGAGTTGTAAAGGTTGGGTATGCTAAAGACTTAAAGATTAACCCGATTGATGGTTTGGGCCAATATATTTTGCTGATTATTGATGTCCTTAACATCAACATAAACCGGGGGGAAGTTATTGATCATTTGGTAGGCAATGGAATTGGCCAGGTTTTTTTGGTCGTGCACAGGTTGGTTATAATAACGGTTGGCATCGCCGCCATCCGTGAAAATACCGCCTACTGCGTAACCCCGCCCCGGATTGGCTATGGAAAAGTCCCGGCCACCGAAGCCCACATTTATGGCGCTCACCAGGTTTCTTGCCCATGGGATGCGCATCGCCTCTGATACCACAACCCCCTCACCCGAACGGAGCCAGGCATTGGTATTATCGGTTTTACTGTAACCTGGCAATACGCCTCCGCGGCCGTCAGAACTGTAATGCAAACCGCCTGAAGCATATGCAGGTGGTTTCTGCGCGGCTATTTTAGCGATTTCTACTGCAGTTTCGGCAATAATTACAGGTACTACAAAAGGCGAAAGTACACCTGATTGTGCGGTAGCTTTAGTGATAGCCAATGCACCATTGATCACAGCCTGTGCTATCGACGCTTCCTGTTCCTGCTTAAACGCTTTGGCTTTTACCTGCGCTTCCTGCTGCTTAAACTTTTGTTCGATAGCGAGTTTTTGTGCCGATGTAAGGCTGCTGTTATTTAGCTCGGCTTCTTTGTCCCGTTCCAAACCGGCTATTTTTGAATCAACCTCCTGTTTGATGCTTTGGGTGACTATAGCGAATGCCTCTTCCGATAGCTTTTTTTCCTGCTGCAGTTCAAAGTTTTTTAGTTCCTCGGCGGCCTTTTTTTCCTTGTCATTTTTTTCTTTGTTAAACTTGTCAGACAATTCATTTATTTGTTTGTCTTTTTCTTCCTCAACCTTTGCCAGCTTTTCCTTATTGCCTTGTGCCTGTTCGAGTTCAAACAGATATTTATCGGTGATCAGCTTTTTCTGCGCTTCCAGTTTGGCCGCGGGAATTTGGGCATTGTCAACGGCTTTTTGATCTTCTTCCTCCTTTTTGTCTTCGGCTTCGCGGCTTTTTATTTTTGTTATAGCATCCGCAGTCTGTTGTTCAAGTGTTTCCTGCTTTTTGCAGTTCACCTGCATAACCTGGTATTCGGCATCAAGCTGTTTCTGAAGTTCCGATGTGTCCCCTTTAGGATATTTGAGCCGGGCTTCATTTATTTCAGTGGATAACTTTGTTATTCTATCCAGGCTTTCTTTATCCAGCCTGTCGAACTGCTGGTTTTTTTCGTTTTGTTCCTGCTGTAATTCAGCTATTTGCTTTGCAGAGCCTTCCTGCATGCCTTTTATTTGCAACCCGGCTAATTCGTTTTGTGCTTGTTGTATCCTGTCTTTATCCCGGGCATTATATTTGTCCATTAACACAGCCAGATTGGAATGATATTCCGTTTCTAACTGTTTACTCGTATCGTCAAATTGTTTTTGACTGATCAGCTTTTCATTTAAATAGCCATTTAGTTTTTTTAACTCATCATCATAGTGTGCCGTCAGTTGTGCGGCCTCATTGCCATAACTTTCATAAGTCGACTGCACTTGCCGGGCAAGCGAATCCTTAACCATTTTTTCAGTGTCGTTAACGGCCCCGATCCTTTTTTGCGTTAATTCTCTGAATTTTTCATCTCTTTGTTCATCGCCATTTGTGCCGCCCTCTTTGGGAACAATTTCGCCATTAAAAAAATTATAGCCTGCTTTTTTTGCAATATCAGCCGCTTGTTTTTCGAAGCTTTCGGCAATGCTCAACTGCGTCTGGCTTTGTTTTTGGTCGTCAGCCACCTCCTCTGCCCGCCGTTGTTTGGCTTTCTCGTGCAGCTCAATATCAGCTTGCTCCCAGCCCGCTACGATGTTTGTTTGAGCAGAGGCGCCCCGTTTCAACCAATCGACTGTTTTATCCCAAAAAGTGAGTACATCATCGTCTGATTTTTGTTTGGCTTGCTCAGCTTCATAAGCCTTTTTCGCCGCATCCTGTAAAGCCAATTGCGCAGTAGCCTTCAGCAGCGTCATTTTTATGTACGCACCTCCGTCTTTCGTCATTTTAGCCTCAACATCGTTCAAATTAGAGGCTTTCCCCATGGTTTTACCCAAGGTATCGTTGTATTGCTGCAATACTTCTTTTTTACTCAGGAAACTTTTTTGTGCCAGTCCCACGTTAATTTTCATCTGGTTCATTTGCTGGATGGCGTTCGAATAATCGGAACTCTGCAGCGCCTGGTTCATATCGTCCACACTCATTTTGGCCTTGTCTATAGCGTCTTTTCCTTTGAACAAAGCGGTAACCCACTTTAGGATCTCTGGGCCTAAAGTTACTATGAGAGCAAGGCCACCGGTAAGCGCATCTTCAAGGGAAACGGCGCCGGCTTTAACAATATCCAATACTTTGCCAAAGGCGTCATACGCGCCTTTTAGATCATCGACTGTGTCTTTCAACTTACTCCCCGTACCGGACAATGATTTGTTTTGTCCATCAAGTTTCCCCAGCGAATCATTAAGTTTAGAAATCTCTTTGCCTAGAGACGATATATTGGTTGACAATCCTGCCAATGGATTTGATAAGCCGTTAATTGAATTACGCAAACTATCAAAAGCAGCTTTATACTGGTTTATTTGCGCCTGGCCATCGGTGCCAACTTCTATGTCAATCAGGATTTTTTTATTGAAATCATCTGCCATTTTATACTATATTAAATTGTAAGTTTAGTTTTCATTCAAATTAACCACCATGAATATTTTAAGAGTAGAAGAATTTACCAGGCAGTCCTACAAAGAATTAGCGGGGTTTGTAAATAAAAATCAAATCAAAAGGGAGAACATTGTCAGTATTGTTAGCCCAATGCAAGGCGTGGTCCTTTTATATTATTATGCTGAGAAGTAGCCCGTCCTTTACCGTCTTGTCATGACTGCAGGAGTTTGAAAACATTTAAAAGATTTCTTTGCTCAACTACCTGTCTTTTTAATCGGTTTGCCGGTAGATTTGACTAATTGCTTATTGAATTGTATAAACTGTCAAATGCAGCCTTGTATTGATTGAATTACATCTACTTATCCGTTGATATCTCAACGTCGATGGCTATCTATTTATTAATAACGTCGGCCATGTTTTTTGTTGTAAGTGTTACTGTTTATATTGTCGAAAAATTTAATTTTATGCTTAGTTCAATTCCTATAACATGATCATATTAAAAGTGCAAGAGTTTGCAGATTTTGCAAACGTTGCAAAGTTTGTTAACCTGAATAATATCAAAAGAGAAAATATTTTGAGTATTACATCAGTCGGCTCGCCTTCAGCCGGTTCGGTAATGGCGCACTTTATTTATTTTTATGCCGATTCAGATGCCCAGGAAATGACGCACGGAGTTTTCGGGTGGTCAAAATAGCCGGGGATGAATTTTCCGGATGCGAGCCTTTAACCATTTGCTGTTGCAGGACAACAGGCAAATGCAAATATACAAAATTATGTTTAAAATTCCAAATGGCATAATTGTATATTTAAGCATAGCTGGATTTTCATCGGCCTTCTGCTTCGCTACATTTTAGTTTTGGCGCGTTTTTTTTAAAAAAGGCAATAATATTGCTAAAAATTTTGGTATTATAAAATTTCACTATATTTTTAACTGCTCATAAATTTTATCAACCCTCACCAAAACAATAAAATGAAAAAAGTTATCTTTCTCCTTTCACTTATCGTATTCGTCGGCTGTAAACCATCCGTCAAACAAAATTCAAATGGCGCTGATTCGGGAAGTACGGCCAATAGCAATGGAAAACCCATAGATACTTTGCAGTCCATTATTAACGCAAATATTAACCGTCAGCCTGTTGTTGATACCACTTTTCTTGGATTCGCGTTTAGCATGACCGAAAAACAGGCGTTGGAGCATTACATTCAGTTGGTAAAAGATAAGCGCCTTGTGAAAGATGCCGATGGAAAACTGTTTGAGGCGCCGCTGACCTTTAGCATGATAAAAGCTAAAGCAACGATAGGGCCGGAGTTTCACGATGGTAAAATGTATAAGCTCACCCTAATGATAACACCCGCTGATGATGCCGCAACGGCTGAAACTGTATTTTTCCAGGCGGCGACGGCCTATATGAAAAAGTACGATGGTGGCGGTTTTACTTTATACCGTGAGGCCGATCCGGCGGACCCGGCGGTAAAACGTTTTCATTGGATAAAGAACAATCTTCACATTTATTTATATAAAGGCAATGCGGAAACCTTTGTAAGTTATACCAATATGCCGGTTGGGCAACTGGTGTATAAGAGCAAGAAAAACGCGGCGGATAGTTCAAAGGCCCAAACCAGCAAGGATATTTAGTTGAAGACGGTTTACAGATTATCCGGGAATAACCTGAAGAAGCGAGCGCCGGATATTTACAATTTAAAAATTAAACACTACAAATCCAAGTTTTATTAAAATGAGAAAGATACTTCCAATTTTCTTAATAGCATTGTCAGCGTTATCCTGCGAGAACCGCGATGCTTCAAAATACTATGATGACGCCAAAACAAAGGTTGACAGCCTTAACCCAGGCGACAGTGCCGGAACCGACAGAACCGCGAAGTTAAAAGAAGCTTTGCAGGACCTGGACAAAGCTGTAGCAAGCGATCCCGACTATGTAAAAGCATACCTGAAGAGGGCTTATGTAAAGCGAGCTCTTGGCGATAACCAGGGTGGTTTGGCAGATGCCGAAAAAGTAGTTGAGCTGGACCCCAAAAATGCTGAAGGCTACTCATTTATGGCCGAAACCAAATCTATGTTGAACGACTACGCCGGCGCGGTAAAGGCATGGAGTAAAACGATTGAAATTTACCCTAAAAAAGGCTTTTTATATGGTTATCGCGCCGGCCAGGAAGCATCATCCGGCGATAAAACCGGTGCGTTAAAAGACTATGACCAGGCATTAGCATTAGCAGGAAACGATTTGGAAAAAAAACATTTTTTTTATGACCGCGGAATGCTTAAGCTGAACGTGAACGACAAAACAGGCTGTGCAGATCTGGCAAAATCGGCAGAATTGGGTTATGAACTGGCTAAAAAAGCTCTTGCAGATAGTTGTAAATAATAGTTATCCCAATTTCACCAATTCTACTTTCGTTGGCTGCCCTTTTCGCCAGGAATCGATCTTATTAATATAATAATAGGCACTATCCTGTGCGATGTAAATCGGGATCATCAGGTCAAGCTCGAGAATATCGCGGGGTGTAAGCAGTAGATATCGTAGTACCTTTTTAGTTTGCGTGAGTATTTTCTCCAGCTCGGGATAATATTTTAAGCGTAAGGCTTCAAACATAAGGCTGCCCTGGCCGTAGGCCGGATCGAGCACCGGCGCATCGGGTTTATAAAAATACGGGGTGCTGATCACGTCATTGATCACCCGGGTATTGCCATTCCCGTCTGTAAACGTTACGTCCTGGTTGTTGAGGGCCAGTTTTTGATCGATGAGTATCCTGGGAGTTACCCCAACGCTAAAGTCATTGCTGCCGCTTGTAATATCGATCATGTTGATCTGCGCGACCGTGCCCCCGGTGTATGGGCGATTGAAAGTTGGCCCAAAGGGGCTTGTAAAAAGTGTCGCGTTAGCTGGAAGTGTTTGGTCGTTGATCCTGATTTGCGACCACCCAAATTTTAATGGTAAAATATTGGGGTCGGTTTGGTATTGCATGTAATTCACCTGCGCATAGTTACCCAGTTGAAAGCTGACCTGCTTGCCCTGGTCAAGGCATTTATTGCTCCAGTCCCTTGCGACGGGGATGTTATTTACAATATCCTTAAACGAATTAAAGGCAATAGTTTTGCTGGTGTTGTCCGTTTGGCAAATGATGCCGAATCGCTGCAGGGTGTCCTTCAAAAGATCTTTCTGGCTGATATCAGGGAATATCCTTTCACATTGCACGGTTTGCCCATATTGTACGGTTTGATTTTGACTTTTAATGATAAAAGTGGCGCCAGGGTAAATCCGGGCGAAACTGGGGTTATACCCATGCCACTCCAGCGCAACATACACGCCTCCGTTTTTAGGCAAAGTGGTTTGAAAAGAGATAACGGTGTTGTAAAGATCGATATGTGCAATGATGCCACCCCCATCTCCGCGTTCCCGCGTCCAGCCATTAGGATCGGATCCGGGGGGATTCCCTGCTTTTTTTTCGCCATGTCCGGCGAATGAAAAATCGTACCAGGTTAAAGCCACATCCTTATCAGCAGGATATCCCGGACTGCGGTAATAAAGGTTCATTCTCAAAATGGTGGGATTGCTGCCCGGAGATTCCTTGCCCTGCAAATAAACATGCGGAAAAGTTACGGTGATGCTAACGTCGTTAATATCATTAGCGGTGAATAAATTGTTACCGGTGAATTGGTGCGACAGATCAGCATAAACCGTGCCCCATGTAAGCGTTGTTCCGGGATTAGCCGAATTCGGGTGATTCAGATCGAGCTGTGTTTGACTGGCAACGCTCAAGCCTTTATTGTCAACTTGATTTTGAAAGTCTGTGCCGTGCTCAAAACTACTGTTGGAAAACTGGGCGATCATTAACGGATAAAGCGGATCGCCGAATAGTGAGCCGGCGCCCTTATACCCCGAGGAGTGTAACAGCAACCCAATAGCTGTTTTGATAAAAAAGCCCGGGCGCAGGTTGTGTACATCAATGGGGTCGGCAAAATTATCGCTTAAATTACCATAGTCGATCACCGGGTATATCCAGCCATCAGTTTTGGTTTGGGAATCGGCGGCATTATCCAGGTTCCAAAGATGATCAAAGGGTTTCCAAACCAGGTTTTGGCCGTAGTTGCTCCAAACGCTGGTGCTGTCGCCCATATCATACAATTTCCCGTCAATGGCATCAAAAAAATCAACATTGCCTGAAAGAATAGTAATACTTGCAGTGTCATGATCAATATTGTTCAGCTCGCCTATCCCGTATGGCACTATTTCCAAACCATCCTGGATAATTTTTGCCTGGTATTGCTGGTAAGGCAGGTTTGTGGCCAAAGCCACATCGTCTGGGAACCCCAATATCTGCCGGTTGCGCTGGGTTAACGGCAGCTTAAACTGATTGCTGGTGTTTCCCTGCTGATTTTGCACCTCGGCCAGGTTGTTGATCTGGAAAGTTAAGGCAATTGGGGTGTCATCGCTGAGGTCGACAAGCTGGTCATTAATATATAGCTTGAGTTGGTCCATTTTTATTTTGGTTTTTAAGCGTTACTGAAATACTATTGCCCTTGAATATTGATGGATGGCATATTAAAAGTCACGCTGAACGGCGCCTGACCGTTGAGGGTTTCATACTCGCTGAAGGTCGCCGTATTTAACACCACGGTTTGCCATTTTACCGGATTTTTATTCACCAGCATTTGTACTTTAGGAGAGTATTTGATGGACTGGAGCCCCTTGATGTCGGCAACCGACAGGTCCTCGGCCATTACTTTCATCTTTTGCCCGGCGCTTTTGCCGATCACCTCCTCGATGCCGTCCTGGTTTGCCCAATCAAACACATAGTTTTTTATGATCACCGCATTTTGCACGTCGAGCGAAACCTCCTGGTTGTAAACAAAGCGGTAATAATTCCACGACCCTGTTAAACCGATCCATCGCAGATATACAGATTGTTCGTCGACTGCGTCATCAATTCTGACTGTCTGACTTTGCGTTACCTGGTGCGGCGTACCATCGCTATCGTTGTACATTAATGCAAGGGTGAAAAAATAAATATCGCTGTCAAAAGCTTCATTGATCAGCAGGCGGTTCAAGCCAAGTTGAGCGGGTATTGGTGTGTTTACGGACGACTGGCTGGCAATAATAAATTTGCTGCCATCCTGGTTGAGCAGCCAGGAGCCGCCTTCATTCAACAGGTAGCTATTTTGCGATCCACCTGGTAACGCGTTCCGGTTTATATCGAGTAAAGTAAGCTGGCAATAAAGCTGCAGGCCTGCCAGGTTCTCGCTATAAATAAAACCAATATCAAAAGGATAGCCGTTTGAATACGCCGGCTCCGCAAAATCGGTTATCCATTTTGCGCGCTGGCTGCTATCAGTTACCGATTGAAATGGTACATAGGCGGCCAGGTTACCTCCGTAGGCATCGCCAAGCTGTTTTGCGGCATACAATACATAATAGGGATCGGTAACCGGTATATAAGTCAGCGTTTCGGCGCCGCTTAACTTACCATCCCAATACTCAGCATAAGCGATTTGGTAACTAGCGCTTAGATCATTGTCGCGATAATTGATTTGGGTGAAATCGCTGTTGTCCTTTGCACGTAACAGGCTTTGCAAAAAATTGCTGATGTCAGCTTTTACCAGGCCGGTATTGTCGGGTCGGTTTGCCGAGATGATGGTATTTTGCTGCCCCGAGACCGGATCCTGGTAAGTGATCTGTGTGCGTACCTGGTAGTACGGCCTTAACAGGTTAATGTTGATAAAGCCGGTAGCATTTGTGGTGAAAGGCGTGCTGATAACCAGGCTGCCATTGGTTTGCACAGAATTTACCTGGTATACACCCACATACGGGCCTGCATTTATATATATATTTACGGGCGTAACGTTGGTTAAAACGATATTAAGCAGGGCGGCGTTGCTGATCGCGCTATTATTTGCCGAGATGGCATTTGCGATGACGGTAGTATTGGTGTTAATTGCAACAGCAGCGTTTCCGCTCAAAGTATCCAGCGTGATGCCGGTAATTTCAAAATCCTTTCGCTGGTAGGTAAATACAACGGGGTTAAAAGCAGCATTCCATCGGGATATGTTGCCGCCGGTTAGTGCAACCGATGGGTCGCCTACCAATAAGTTGGTTATAATGGGTACAATGATGGCGTTATACTCCATACAACCATTGGCGTCGGTTACGTAGATGCTTTTTGTACCTCCGGTAAGCCCCGTGAATGTAGGCGACGATTGAAAAGTGACGTCGTCAAGGCTGTATTGAACAGGGCCGTAACTTGAGCTTGCATGTACTGTTATCTGCCCATCCGCCGCGCCGGGTGCCGATTCAGCCTGATCTACCGTAATAAAATTGATGGCTAAATCGCAAAGGTTCACCGGCGGTGGCGGGGGAGGGGTCTCGCTGATGCCTGTTATATTCCAGGAACTATAATGAAAGTCGCCGGGGTCCGAGTCACTTATGGTCCCACTGTAGATCGGGGCGCTTTGGCCGGAAATTACAGCGCTGCCATTGACGATACTGCCGTCGACGTTTTGAATATAGGTAACGACAACGTTGTTGCCATTCGTGGGCTGCAAGGTTGTTGAGTCATAAAGTGTGATAAATATCTGACCGCTGCGTTTGGTGCCGGTAAGATAGGTGTGCGAGTAGTCTACCTGAGCTATCAATGCCATTGTATCGGGTTGTTTGAGTATGTTTGTTGGATAAGTTGATTAGTTTGGGAATGCCCTCCGGAAATATTAGGCGATCATATCGATCAGTAAGCTGCCGATCTCGTCAGCAATTGTCTCCAACGCCGGTGTTAGCCGTTGGGCGATATTTGCCTCGTCAAGCGGTTCAGAAAGAATCCCTGGCTTGCCTTTGTAGCCCTTTTTGTCTATCGATTTTTTGATGGCCCATTCAGCTTTGTCAGGAATACCTTTAACCCGGCACCATGCGTGGATCCTGTCAATCATCGGCGGATTGCCGGCCACAGGGTTTTTGCCTGTTGGCCCGCGCCCTGTTTCGAGCAGCTGCATATACTCCGGCATTTGCAACCGGAGACCGGCATTTCCTTTGACGATCGTCAGCGACTTGGCGGTTTGTCCGGTTGAATTACTCCCTGCTGCCTGCAAGGAGTTGATGATGTCCGTGCGGAGGGATTCGAGGAAGGGAATAAGTTGTTCGGTATTCATAGTTGCTGGTGGTTCTTTGATAGTTCATAGTTCATAGTTCATGGTGTGGAAAGGGGCTTTAGTTTATGGTTATGTAAAAGCCGGAGGCAGCATTGGCGATAAGCACTCCTTACATGAACTAATCGCTGACGATTAGCCTGTAAAACTGTCGAAATACATCGTTGCGAGCGTAATGCTGAGATTAACCCCGGTGGTGTTAACATCGAATTTATTATATACGGGAAGGCATTTTGCCCGGTCGCCGGCTTTGACGCGGAAATAGCGGCCTTCGCCTTCGCGATAACTCGAGGCTTTCACTATAAATTCATTAGCCAGCGAAAGGGCTTGTGTTACATAGGTTTCGTTTGCTGAGGTATACTGGTCGAAATCTGTCTTAAATAAAAACTCGAGATAAACTGAAAAACTGTTATTTACCGAGCCATTCACCTGGGGCGATACGCCGATGGGCTGAAGGGGGTACATAAAAACGACGGGAAACACGGCGTCATCAGCCAGTTGATTGAGCTCATTGGCGGTGCCGTACACAAAAGTCACCGGGGTACTGAGGGTTTGTGTGATCGCTTCGATTTGATTTCGTATAGGCATGGGGATAGTTATTGAGTTATTGAATTATTGAGTTATGGGTTTTTAGTTTGTGAATTAGTGAATGGGTGTACGGACGTAGTGGCGGGTATTGTTTACCCACGGATCAGGTCGCTGTAGCGTTTTTGGTATTCGGCCTCTGTTTTATTAAGGAGCAGTTTGGTTAATATGCGTTCATAGGGCATATTTAATATTTCAGACCATTTGCTGATATCACCGCCCGAAAGGGAATTTAAGGTGTTAACATATTTAAACTTTTCAAAAGCGCTGATTCCCGCTTTTTTTTCCACCGCTGTCGAAGCCGTTCCAAGCAGTTTGTTTTCGGCTGCGATAAGACCGGATAAATCCGAAAAAAATGTTTGGCGATGGGCAGCGCCTCCATGACCCTTAGTTTTTTTATTTCCACGCTAAATTTTTCCGCCTCATATTCATTGTATAATTTACCGGTGACGCCGCAATAAAAGTAATGGGCCAATACCTGGCAGCATGCTTTTAACGATGGATTAAAAGTTGACTGCAAATCGCTCTTACCATATTTGCGGGTATGTTCATTTATCTCTTCTGCAATTATTTCTCTGGCCGCAAAAAAAGCGCCCACCGGCTCCACGGATAAATTATGCTGGACAGTTACAGTTTTGGTCCTGCCAGCCAGAGGGAAGGTTAGCCGTTTTGGCACCCGGTCGTTACCATAAAGGCTTTTCAACTGTTTCGATAGCAGTAAAATGACCTCACCGAAGATATACAGATCGTCCAATTTTTTGACGTTTTGCAATTCAGGTAATGGAACCCCCGACAAAATGCTGATGGCCTCGAGGTCGGTTAACATCGGTTTTTCCTGCATGTCCATTACTTGTCCCAGTGTGATCTCGTCGATTGTTGAAGGGATAGTGATCACCAGCTTTCCCGCCAGGGTAGTTACTGTTTTTTTAATCATACTTATTGATCATAATGATTTGATTTTTTTTTTCGGTCTGAATTGTTATCGTTCGTCATCTTAACAGGTTGAACGATGCGAAATCGAACGTCGGCGCCGACCGGACCGGCAGCCGGCTGCTCACCCGGCCGCTTCCACAAATGTTTAGCTTGTGCAGCGCCACATAACGCAGAGGATCTATCAAATGGTTGTAAACATCAACTGGCTGATTTATGGCCCGACCTGAATGGTCGGTTCGCCATTTGTAGCGCTCCAGTTCCCTGCGCAGGTTCACGCTCCGGGTAGTTATGTTTATGCGATAACGTTTTAATATGTCAATAGAGTTTTTAATGCTGTCGGGCCCTTTTTTTGCGCCGGTAACCCGCCACCCCAGCCGGTTCAATTCTTCTATGGATTTTGGCTCGGCGCTGTCGGCAATGATCTCCATGTTTTTATTTAAACCCGCCTCTGCCAATCTGGCCGAAATATCGGGGTTGGTTAAATGGGTTTCAAATAATAGTTCATCTACCCAGATCATGCCATTTTGCTTATAAACCATCACACAGCCCGTTTGATCGTTGGTGAATCCAAAGTCGAGCCCGGCGGCCAGGGGCTTTGCGCCTGCCGGGATAGCTTCACACAGTTGCCAGTTGGTAAATACCAACCCGCGAACCCTTCCCGTGAGTCCTCTTGCATACACCCGCCATAATTCCACGTCCTCATCTTTTAACGATTCTATCTTCTGCCTTTCCTGCGGCGACAAAAATGGATTGTGCCTGTGATCGGAAATGAAGAGGCCTACGCCGGGTTTCCCTACCAGGTGGTCGTGAACCCAAAAGGATGAATTTGGATTGAAGTCGATAAATATTTTTTTCCGCGTGCGAAGCGCGAGTTCCGAATAGATCTCCCATTTTACGCCGTTCGCCTCATTTACAAACAAATAATCACGTTTTCCCGATTTGGCATCCTGGGCATCTGCGTAGCTTTTAAACTCGATGATGCTACCGTTATAAAACTCAAATACCCGGTCAGTTTTATGATAACTTTCTAATGCAGGCTGAAATATTTCTGACGCTGAACATATTGCCAGCGCATCGCGCAATGCCCCGCCCTTTAGGTTCGGAATATCCTGCCCGGCAACGGTTATTACCTGTTTTTCACTTTCACAAGCCAGGCAAAACAGTACCTGTAAAACGGCATAGGTTTTTCCCGAATTGGTGCCGCCCTGGTTGATGACCACATGGGCATCGGTGTTATAATTGTGTTTAAAAAGCCTCGTGGCGGATAACTTATCCATGTTACACTTTTACAATAGTTTACGTAAAGACTTGGAATATTTAAAAAACAAATGTTAATTTTAAATCGATTAATGCTGCGGTTATGAAATATAGGTTGCTGGTACTTATCTGCCCTGTGATATTTTCATTGTATTCATGCAAAAAACAGAACCCCGCTCCCACTACAAGCGCGCTGCTTGTAGGAAAATGGTATTTCGCTACGCAGGCTTCCGTATTATATAGAAACGACAAAGAAATCGCCACTTTCAACAAAACAAATTTTACCAACGACGATTTTATTGAATATTATAAAGATGGATCAGGGTATTATTCCAAATCTACCTCAACAGGTCCCAGCTTGAGTGAGTTTACCTACAGCCTGAGCGGGTCCACAATTACACAATATACAAGTGCGCAGAACAGCGGCGTGCCGGAAACCATTAAAAATATTACCTCAACCGGGTTGTCGGTTCATATCGTTCAATTGGTGCCGGATCCGAATGATCCCACGGTGACTGATACCGAGATAGATGATCTGACCTATACTAAATAAGATCATGTAACTACGTCTGCTTCGTTTGCGGCTATCGCCGGCCCGGTTTCAGCGTCCATTAATTTGATGTACCTAACCTGATCTTCATTTGCCCGGCGATCACCTGGCCTCCCATTCGGGCACAAATTTTTAAGGGCAAACAACGCGCCCGAGGGCGACGGGTTGTGAAGCATTTTTTCGTACACCGCAGCTACCCTTAAACGGCCCCGGCTCACGATGTGCCCAAACTCGCCGTTTTGTTCATAGTCATCCAGTTCCTGCAGGCTGGTAAGGCCAATATAAAGCGCCAGGCCGGCAACGGTGGCCGGTTCAGGGTCTCTGCTATATTTTTTTTCTTCTTTACCCGATTTTGTTTCAGTACGATATTCACCCTCAATATAATTAAAATAAGCTTCGATTTTATTGGTTAATTTCCTGGCTGTTTTAAAGAAAGGCGGTAGCATAAATATGAATTAAATGCCGATTGGCATATATCAGATGTAAAGATACAAAAAAATCCTGTTAAACGCAAGTTTTTTTTAACAAACAAACCGAAATTTTAATTTTCAATTTATGGTTAAACTTTTATCCGGCATGTTGGTTAAACCCATAAGGTCATCTAAGATGGGTTAAATTAGGCAGGTAAGTTAAAATTTGTTAAAATGTTAATTGTATAGCACGTTAAGCAACTATTTGTTCACTATCTTCGTTTATTATTTAATAAGTTTAGCGTTTGCAGTATCAAATGGGCAACAAAACGTTTACTAACTTTTTATTGGCGGCAGCAATATTCCTTTTGGCAACGGTTTCCGCGTGCCAAAAAGATCCCGCTGTGAATAGCCCCGGCCCATCCACCACCAGCATAAATGCGGATAGTTCGATTATTTCCTCACCAGGTAATTTCCTGGCCGTTACCGGTACATTAAAAGTAAAATTCAACGATTCGGTTTATACATTTGATGCTTCACGCGATTCCATTGCTTTTATAAATGTTAACGGAGACGACCAGAGTCGTTATTTTGGCATTACAGCCATTAACAAGGCACATTCCGTAAGCTTTGGCATCAGTTCCGCGGGTTTCGCCTTCAGCAATATTAACCGCAGTATTGCCGGAAGCCAGTTGCTGTTAAGCGTCGACAGTAAAAAGCCGGTGCTTCAGTTGTCACTAAGCCGAAACCAGCCTGACACGAAGCCCGATCTCGGTAATCTGAACCTGGTACGGTACAAAGACGGCAATGAACTTGCAAAAGGGACCTTTTATACTTTTATGGCGACGGATGATAAACCCAACTCGCCCTATTATCGTGTTGAAGGCAGCTTTGACCTAAAGCTTAAATAG